TTCGAAGGGTTGATCAGCTGGTACAGCTGGTGAAACTCCTTGGGGCTGTGTGTGATCTTCTTTAGCAGCTCTAACTACTTCTGGATCTAGTGAATTTTGTGTTTCTGCCCAATCAGGACGCATTTTACTCAGTTTCATATTTGTCTCCTAGTGTATGGTTGTATCTGTGTCATCATAGTCTAGTGTGGGTATGCGTTTGACATTATCTCTTGAGTTTGCAATAGCATCAACTATGTCATCAAAATCTTGAGGGCTCAGTGTGGTTTTGTATATGCTCAGTGCAGTTGATGTCAACACCGCGGCCACAACCAACGGATCAATGCTCATTTTGCCCATAAGTCCATTGCTGAATCCTTGTACAGCTGCATATACAGCTTCTATGTCGTCTGTTTGGTCTGTCATTGTGATACCTCTCTAGCTGTGAATATTTATAGCCCCAAGAGGTATTTAGTGTATGGTTTCTGGATCATCATCACCGTTGTTGACCACTAGTTTGAGTGAGGTTTTGGGTTTGTCTTCCATGTTTGCTACTACCTCTGAGCCATAATAGCTGACTCGACTGTTGCCTTCTTCGTCTTGTTCAATAACAGCATCAAAACGTGGAATATCATGGAATGCCGCTACAGCATCACACATGTCGTATATAGCAGTTCTAGCTTCTTCGTCTAGTTGCATTTCTGCGGCCTGCCCACAGATGTTTAGTAATGCTTCTACTACTTGTTGAATATCTACTTCGTCTACTGTGGTTGTATCATCGCTCATTAAAATACCTCTTTGCTGGTTGTATAGTATTTATCGACGATAAATATTGCATAATGAATATAAAACACTGTGTAATTTTTAACAGCAATCAAGAAATCAAAAGAAGAACTTCAGGTGCGTATAGGTTTGCTAATCAACTAGAAAGTATGGGCTGGAGGGCAACTGTGGTTGATTGGGCAGCTGACTGGCCAGAAGCTGATCTACGAAGGTATCTTGATGCTATTGTAGGTGAGGACACTGTATTGTTTGCTATATCCTACACATGGATGAAACCATGGTGGGCAAAACAGTTTGTAGAACAACTCAAAGAGGCTTACCCAGGACGTAAATATATCGCAGGCGGACAGCAGTTCTTTCAGCTTGACTTAGGCATGGATGCTATGTTGTTTGGATATGCTGAAAAAGCAGTTCCTGACACAGTAAACTGGCTGTTCAACAATGGTCCTAAACCCAAAGGCAAAGATATTCTAGGTGGGCTGTTTATTGACTGCAACACAGACTATCAAGCTATGAACCTAGGTGACTACAGCATAGACTATAGAGATGATGACTATATTCAACCCTATGAAATGCTAACTGTTGAACTCAGTCGTGGGTGTAAGTTTCGTTGCAAATACTGTAACTATGCATTCTTAGGCGTCAAAGAAGATACATCAACTGAAGAAGAACTACTACGTGCAGAGCTAATGGATAACTATGAACGCTTTGGCACTACTAATTATATACTAGCTGATGATACACTAAACGATAGGGAAAGCAAGCTAGAAATGTTAGGAGATGTTGTTCAGAGCCTACCTTTTGAACCAAACTTTGCTTGCTTTATACGTATGGATCTAACAATTGCGAAACCACAACAGCTTAAACTACTCAGTAGAGCTAGGGTATGGAATCATTTTTATGGTGTAGAAACATTTAACGATGACGCAGGTAAAGCAGTAGCCAAAGGTATGCCGTCTAAGCGTATCAAACAAGGTCTAATGGATATGCGTGAGCATATGATGGGTGAGCTTGGGTTATACAGAGGCAGTTGTGGAATGATTGCAGGGTTACCACATGAAACTCCAGACAGTTGGCAACGTTCAGAAGATTGGCTTAGAGAAAATTGGGGAGACCAAAATTGGGATTGGTGGCCTCTAGAGATTAGCTTAGATACCAATACAGCAACCACTAGCGTTTTTTCAAAAGAATGGCGTCAGCATGGTTATAGAGAAATAACCGATCCTGTGCGTCTAGCAGAAATACATAGTTACTATGATAGAGAAGCAGGAGGAACCCAACATAAGTTTGATAACAAAAGTTTATATTGGGAAGCTGATTGGGCTGACATAGGACAAGCAAGCAAATTTGTAAAAGAATGGCAAGATGGTGACTTTTGTAGGAATGAACAGTTAGTTAGTAGTTTTCAGTTGTTAAACTATCTTCCTTTTGTTAAAAGCACCAAAGAACTATTAGAATTAAAGCTACGTCCTATGATGTGGAATATTCATAATGGACAACAGCATAATGAAATAGTTGTACCTTATATAAGACGTAAACTTGAAGGAATTCAATCACTTGAAGCACTTAAACAAAACGGAGCAGGACCAGGCTTTTTAGATCTAGCTAGGAACAAGCATTTTGAAATGTGTACTCATAACAGACGCCTTAGCGATCTGTGGGCATCAATTAACTAGACTGTTATATACTTGTGACCACATAGGGTCTTGATCGCCCCAACTGCGGGCAGTAACACACCATCTATCTTTATCAGATATCATATCAACATTGTGCGGAACGTTAGTTCTACATACAGTAACTACTTTATGACTAAGACAGTGTTCGCTATCACGTTCTAGTAGTTCACAAGGTGTTTCCTGATAAGTCATTGAGCCTGCATCTGGGCTACTAGATTCTAGCCCAGGGAAAGGTAGTTGTCCTTTAGCCGCTTGGCTAGCTTGATCCATGTTTTCAGGATCCCACCAGGGCTTGTACCACACCATAGGATTATTATCTTCCTCTAGTACCCAGTTGTAGCTTAAAGTTACAGGAAGATTTAATCCCTCTTGTGGATCTACATCTATATGAGCACCAGGGTGTTGATATCCTGCTTTCCTATGAAATACAAGTACACCGGTAATGTTACATTCAAAATAGTTGTTAAGTAATGCAGTAAACTCATTTGTAAGTAATAATTTATGATCGCATTGCCAAACAGTTGCTCCGCCTGTGGCTATTTGTATAAACTCAGGGTGATTGCGTAGATATTCTCGAGGGTCTACACTAAATGCATTTTCAACACTTAGATCTGTTTCTACCCAATTACGCATTGTCTATTGCTGCTTGAAACATTTTGTAGGGTATTGTGCATACCCAAAAGTAAATTGGCCAAAATATTAAATTGCCAATTATAACATCAATCATTTTTCTCTCCGGCATAATAACATGCTAGTTGAATTTTGTAATAAGGATTGTTTTCAAACTTTTTCCAATTCTTTGCGGCAATTAGTTCGCTACATTCTGTTAATGGCATTGGTTGTTGCTGTACATATTGATTACCAATGTACTTCCACTCTCCTTCTGCTGTTTGTCCCCATAGAGAAACTACTAATACTACTAAGTCTGTTACATTCATTTTTTCCTACTTTCTAATACTTCTTTGCATTTGTCAGTTGCATAAGTTTTAAACCATCTAGGAGCAATCGCATGTAATGCTACAGCATATGCTGCCTTTTCTAGTTGCCATGACACCCACATTGCATGCTTGAAGTGTTGCCAACGGGTTTCACCTACATCTTCTAAATGTGCCTTACACTGTTTACTAAACATTAAAAGTCAACCTCTCTACCTTTGTGTTCCCATGTGCCAAAGCGTGTAGGCTCAGCACCAGTTGGTCCACCAAATTCTTTAGGCTGTACGATCCATGGTTGTAGTTTGTCAACAGCTTCATCCCATGTAGCCCAATTCATAATACATCTAGCACTAATAGCCCAACGCTCTTGTTGGCCCATGTCTACGTTGTGTAGTACATTTGTTCTAACCATTACAAGTTTGTCGTGTCCTATTGTGCATCTATCTATTTCTTTACATTCGCTCACAGGTATTTCATCATAGTGTACAGCGTCAGTAAATTTCTTTAGTTCTATTTTTGCAGTGTCTAGAGGCTCGTGCCATGTCATAGCACTATCATCGCCTTCATCTAGTATCCAGTTGTAGCTACTAACTACAGGGTAAAAGTCGTTGACATCCATGCTATCGCTAGAATTAGTTGCATGAAATCCGTTTTCATATTCTACACCCTCTACCCTACTAGGGCTATTGTTAGGGGCTACGTCTATATGTGCGCCAGCGTGTTGATAACCTGGAGCTCTCCAAAATATAAGTGCGCCAGTCACGTCTAAAAATGGGCATGTTTCTTTTACATAGTCTACCCATGTTTGGCTGAATATTTCATCTTTACCAAAAGTCCAAATACCCCCGTGTCCTTCTATGAATACGTCAGCTCTATCTGTGTTGTCAAAGCAGTGCTTCTTAACATCAATATTAATTGCATCTTTGGTATCGATATCAAGTCTTACCCAGTTTTTCATTGTACAATCCTATCTTTTAATGTTTTAGTATAGTCGTCCCATGACCAGTGCCATAAAAATCTTGCACTAATCAACCAACGTTCATTACTACCCATATCTACAGTATGAGGAACATCTGTGCGTACAAGTGTAGGAGTTTGCCCTATGCACAACCTATCTATTTCTGTCAATTGTTCTAGTGGCCATTCCATGTTTTGATCTGTTTCACTTCTTTTGGTATTTGTACCTTCTACATTAGGCATTTCATACCAAGTCATCTCAGCATCATCCGGATCAACTGTCCAATTTAACCCTGCACCATACAGTTCTCCTGTTTGTCCAAGATCAACATGGGCCCCTGGATGTTGATAATGTGGAGCTCTGTAAAATATTTGTGCTAGATCTACTTTTATACCTAGATCATTAAGAAAGTCCTGTTTAAATATAGTATCAGGATTTAATGTCCATACGCCTGCTTTTCCTTCTATATAAAGTGCATGTTCGCCTTCGCGGTATGGGTCGCTGAGGATATAATCTTTTAGATTAATCTTTAGAGCATCTGTTACATCTAAGTTTATTCTATGCCAATTCGGTCGGTTCATTAATCCATTCAACTTTATCTACGTCCCAGCAATCATCAAAATTTACTTTGAATGTAATATCTGTTACGGTATCTAGAAGTTGAACAAGACGATTCTCGATATCTCGCACTTCAATCAAACCAATACTTTCGTAATCTCCTGGAACACCTTTATGTGCTTGTCCTGGTTGTACATTTTTATCTTGTACAGCAAGACCAGAATCTTTGTCTACAAATGTTGTTACTTTAAAGCGACAGGCCCAACTTTCACCTGCAGGTATATCTTCAATCTTCATTGTTCCTCCTATATACATACTTATCTTTGGAAAAAAACAAGGATAAATATCTGAGTACACTTCGTACACAAAAGGAGAACTCCAATGACATTACGAAACATATCGCTTAACCTCGAAGTTGGGCAAACAATTCTTGTGGGACAAAACGATTCACCAGCAAAGATTACCAAGATAGAATTTCACGAAAAGTCAGGCCAGGTATCATTAAATACCACCAAAGGTCCAAGGAGTGCTCTTACGTTTAAATTGTGTGAGCAACAGAATAATCATTACGAGACTCCTGCTGACAAATACCGCTAAATAACTGTATGCGAGTACAAGACTTATTACAGCTAGAAGCGGATATTGAAGAGTGGGCTGCAACACGTAGTCTATGTAAAAGTTCCAAGCCAGATCATGCTATTGGAGCAAGTGCCCTTGCATCTTGCAAAGCACAAGGCTATCGTGCAAGACAGACAGGCAAGACTCAAAAAGTAGGTAAAAAACGTGTAAAACTCGGGGGCAAAAAACTAAAGTCCAAAGATTATGGTGGACCAATTAGTCCGACTGCAACGGGCTGATTATGTTAGCTCCCGGCAAAATACTCGTAGCACACCCTAAACTTGAAAGCGGATTATTTGGAAAGAGTGTTATAATTCTAACCGAACACCATGATAGTGGTACTGTTGGATTTATAGTAAACAAACCTTGTCAAATTGATCTAAACAAAATAATGAGAGATAGAGGAATTGAATGGCCTAGTGCTGATGTTCTATATCAAGGAGGACCTCTTAATACTTCTGCTCTTGTAATGATTCATACAGATGACTTTAGCTCTACTAACACTATGTATCTACCTGGAGGGTTTGCAGTAAGTAGTGACGAGCTTATGATCGAAAAAATAGCAATGGACAACAAACCAAATGCATTTAGATTCCTAACAGGTATATGCAGTTGGGCACCAGGACAATTAAATCACGAAATAAAAAAACAAAAACAATGGTTGACAGCTACACCGAATGATGCTATGCTATTTAATAGTACGGGATTAAAGCAGTGGAGAAGAGCTCTAAACCTAGTAGCATCAGAGACCACTGCACAATATTTCTAGATTGGAAAATAAAATGCGACTGTCAAATAGAGTACTAATTACTTTACTTACTATCTTTTATTCCTCACTATCATTTTCTTTTGTTGCACAAGCCCATGAAGATCCATTGGAAATGCCTTGGCCCAAAGGAGAAAAGGTTCCTTGTCGTTGTGATATTCTCGCAATGCCATATGAGCTATGCTTAAAAGGTATTGGTGCAGAAGAATGCTTTAAAGTAGTAAAAGAAGAAGGTAAATCTAAAAAGAAACAATGTCCAAATATAAAAGCAAACGGTAGAGAGTTGCATTGGCAGGACAACGTCAATGACTTTGCGACATCTAGTTGTGCGTTTAAAGTTTCAGAAGAGGAAGAAGCCGATCCTAGTGTTCCAGGAATGAGTAACCCTGTAATTTATCCTGTAGTGATACCTTGTCATGAACTAGGAACGTGGCTTGAAAATATGCAGAATGATTTTCAGCTTTATCCTTTTGCACAAGGAAATGCAGTAGTGCGTCACGGACAAACATTTGAATTTGCAAAGCCAGAAATGTTAATGATGGTAAACCCTTTGAATAAGAATTATGCAATGTTAGGTGTTTTTCCAAACGGTTACGCATGTCTACTTGCCAGCGGAGACGGGTTCGAAATGCTCGTTAAACCGTAAGTTAACGCAAACAACATACACTAATATAAATAGAAGACACAGGGAGTAGTACATGTCTATAAGCCCAATTTCTATTCACAATTATGTGGCAGAGACACTTAGTCTAACAAAGCTTCACGAGCATACACTTCCAAAAACAACAGAACAAGCAATAAAAGATTTTAGAGAGCATCAGCGTGTTCACAACGGTGCTTGGCATCTTGGTAATAAATTAGATATTATGGTTTGAAATGAGTGATGTACTATTATTAAACGCAGACGCACAGCCTACTAGTTACATTCCCCTTTCAGTTATCAATTGGAAAGAAGCAATTACTTATGTATGGATGGACAAGGTAGTTGTACTTGATTGGTACGATGATTGGATGGTAAGCAGTCCTAGTTGGGAAACAAAAGTTCCTGCGGTAGTTATGCTGAAAGAAATGCAACGACGGCGTGGCCGTCCAAGATTCTCAAAAACTAATCTTTACATCCGCGACTTATACACTTGCCAATACTGCAACACTACCCACACAAGAAAAGAACTAACCATGGACCATGTCATTCCGTTGAGCCTAGGCGGTAAAACTAAATGGGATAATATGGTTGCCGCTTGTAGTCCATGTAATACCCTCAAAGGTAATAAAACACGTATGAAGCCTAAAAATAAACCATACACCCCAACTTATTATGATCTAGTTGCAAAAAGAAAACAATTAGATATGCCAATTAAACATGAAGCATGGAGAACTTATATATGAGTAGATTTATAGCCGCAATGGATCACAGTGGTGGTTCAACAGGAGGAGTACTAGAACGATACGGACAAGCGTATACTGAAGAAGATAAAATGGATAAAGTACATGATATGCGTTTGCGTATGGTAAGCTCTCCAGACTTTAATAATGATAGTATATGGGCGGCTATTTTGTATCGTGACACAGTTGATAGAGGTATGGTTCCTATTCTTAGACAAAAAGGTATTCACCCTTATCTAAAAATAGACAGTGGCTGTGCAGATGACGGTACACTTAAAGACTTTGATACTAATGAAATACTTACATATGCAGTTGCCAAAGGCTGTGTAGGTACTAAGATGCGTAGTATTGTTAAGACTCAAGAAATAGTAGACAGTGTATTGGATCAGCAGTTTGAGCTAGCTAAAAAAATACATGCATGGGAACTTATGCCAATAGTAGAGCCTGAAGTTCCAATAGAACATGAACACAAGCAAGGACTAGAGATAGCCTTGCTACACGGACTTAAGAAACGTTTAGATGAATTTGATGGTAAATGTATTCTTAAATTAACGCTACCTGAACAACCAAATATGTATAAAGACCTTATAGGACATAAAAGTGTACATGCAGTTGTTGGTCTAAGTGGAGGATACTCTACTGAGGAAGCATGTCGTCGACTTGCACAAAATGATAATATGACTGCAAGTTTTAGTAGAGCCCTAAGTGAAGGTTTGTTTCATCATCAAACAGATGTAGAATTTGATATGACTCTGAGCATGAACATAAAGGATATAACAGAAGCGAGTACATAAGTGACAACAAAAGTTGGAATAAATGGTTTTGGAAGGATAGGTCGTTGCCTAGCCCGAATCATCACAGACGAAAGAGACGACCTTGAACTAGTTAGAATAAACGCCACAGGCGATGAACATGTAAACAATCATTTGTTAAATTTTGATAGTGTGCATGGCAGATGGAAGGGCAAACTAAAAGACACTACAACATACTCACACACAAGGGATATTAATCTATTAAATTGGAAAGGTGTTGATGTTTTGTTAGAATGCACAGGGCAGTTTAGAGATGGGAATCAATCTAGTGTACATCTTCAAAACGGTGCAAAGACTGTTCTCATAAGTTCGCCGGGAAAGAATGTAGACCGTACAGTTGTTTATGGTGTTAATCATAATGATATATCAGTAAAAGATAGTATCATTAGTAGTGCAAGTTGCACAACAAACTGCCTTGCCCCAATTGTAAAAGTTTTAAATGATAGTTTAGGAATCATACGTGGTTCAATGACTACAATTCATAGCTACACAGGCGACCAAGCTACAATCGATAGGAGGCATGATGATTTATATCGTGCTAGGGCGGCCGCAATGAGTATGATACCAACTACAACAGGAGCCGCTAAGGCTCTTAAGTCGGTACTACCTGAAATGGAAGGGAAAATTATTGGAAGTGCTATAAGAGTACCTACACCGAATGTAAGTTGTATTGACTTACACTTTTATAGCGAAGCAGATGTTGATGTTGATACAGTAAATGATATTGTAAAAACAGCAAGCGAAAATGAAATGAAAGGAATTATTGGTTTTGAAACTAGACCATTAGTAAGCATGGACTTTAATACTACAAACGAAAGTTGTATCTTTGCAGCCGACAGTACACTTGTTTGTGGGAAGTTAGTTAGAGTATTATGCTGGTACGACAACGAATGGGCATTCAGTAATAGAATGGCCGATACAGCTTCTCATATAGGATTAATAAATGAATATTAATATAACGACACACCCGACAGGTAGAAGTCCGGAGAACAAATACTTTTTTGGACATCGTACTGAAGCATTAGATCTTACTAGGCCTAAGTATAATAAGATTGGTAATGAGCAAGACTTTAAAGACTTCCATAACGATATGTATGAATTAGAATACAATCATAATCTTGTGTTTTATACTTGCGGCCTTTGTTTTAGAGTAGAAACAAATGACGACAGGCATGCACAATTTGTACGCAATATGTTTCCTGTGGTTGATAACCCATTACAATATACAGCTGACTGGACAATACTACATAACACAGACATTGAAATGTCAAAGCCTAAAATACACGTACATCTAGACGAACATGTAATGCTAATTGCAGGCACTACGTTCTTAGGAGAAATTAAGAAAGGCGTGTTTGGTATTGTAAGTTTTGAATTACCAGAACATAAAGTACTTCCTATGCATTGTAGTGCATTTACTTACAAGGACAGTACTAATCTTATGTTTGGTCTTAGTGGCACTGGTAAAACTACATTGTCTAGCGATCCTGATTACAAACTAATTGGTGATGACGAAATAGCATGGAACTACGAAGGCGTTAATATGATAGAAACAGGGTGTTATGCTAAGAGCGAAGGGCTAACACCTGAAACACATCCAACTATTTTTAATGCAGTAGAGCTAGCAAGGTCAAACAATTGTTTGGTTGAAGAAAACCCAGGCGCCGCTAATGCTAGGCTAAGTTATCCTTTAAACCTTGTTGAAAATGCATATGACACAACAGATTTTGATCACCCTACTAACATTTTCTTTTTAACAATGGATGCCAAAGGCATGTTTCCACCTATTAGTAAAATAAGCGGCAACACAGTGCGTAGGTTTTTTGAAACAGGATACACTAGTCAAATGCCAGGAACAGAAGCAGGAACAAACGAAATCAAACCTTTGTTTAGTCCTTGCTATGGTTCGCCCTTTATGCCTAGGGCAGTTTCTGAATATAGCGATTTATTAATGGATAAAATAGACACACATAAAGCTAATGTCTATCTAGTTAACACAGGTATGGACAAAGACGGAGCAAGGTTTCCGTTAGAGTTTACTAGACAATGTGTTAAAGATGCTATTGTTACAGGAAGAGCTGATAACAGTGAGCAAGTACTACAAACTTTGGAAGGATTATTGAATTGAAGTACGTAATTGATATTGATGGCACCATCTGTAAAGAAGTAATTATACCTGACAGCGGTGGCAAAAAAGACTATGCTAATCATATACCAATGCCAGATCGTATTGCAAAAGTAAATGCACTATTTGACGCAGGACACACAATTAAATATATGACAGCTAGAGGTTGTGTTAGTGGAGTAGACTATTACAATCTAACAAATAACCAATTAGTAAAATGGGGTGCAAAGTTCCATGAACTAAGCGTAGGTGAAAAAGAGAACTACGATATTTGGATAGATGACAAAGCGTTTTGGAGTGAAAACTTCTTTCGTGAAACTGGCGAAAGTTATGAGTGATGTGGTATGTGATAATATTTTTTGCTGCTTTGAACGCAGACGGATCTCAGCCAATGTATGTGTTTACTAAACCAACATTTGAAACAGAAGCACAGTGTAGGTTTACACTAACAGATAAAAAAAGTGTAGAGAGTTATACAATGAAACTTGTAGAAGCGTACAAAGGAACACTACCAGGACCTATTAGAGGTGTTAACTGTATTCCTCAAAAGTTGTTTGAAGAACTTAAAGAAATAAAAGGTGAAGGAGATAGAGGAATTACTATATGATAGAACACCTAAAGAAATACATAGGATTATACCTATTAGGAATGATTGCTTTAGCAATCTATTTTGATGCAGCAGATGATAGCTATCCAGTATGGGTATGGTGGTTGCTAATTCCTGTAGTACTATGGAAGACGCCGCCATTTAATATAGGTGATTGGTTCTGGGGTAAAGTAGCAGGCTTTTGGGAATGGGTACTAACACCCTTAATAAATCAATTAAAAAAATTGCCTTGGTGGGCTAGGACTATATTTGCAGTAGTTCTTTTGTACTGCTTCGAACAATACTTCCTAGCACCACTAGGCTATACCATGTTACCATGGCGCATGGATTTTAGTTAACGTTTAGATAATATAAAGTTTATTCTGTTCTCATGCATTTTGCGGATGGCACGTTTAAAGCACCAGAGCATGTAAGTATTCATAACACCTCTCCCTTGCGGTTAAAGTGCGTTCCTTCGCTAGTGCTACTTCCGTCCCTTTATGGGATGAACGTATAGTATTTAGTTGGCTCTGGGGGAAGGACTCGAACCTCCACGGTAAATACTTTGCGAGTTACTTACCACACGGTTAACAGCCGTGCGTGTCTACCATTTCACCACCCCAGATCATTCTTATATCTTGTTGATCTTTTCTAGTGCAGGTATCATACGTGTAATACCAATACCTCCGCCTACTCTTTGAAAAAAGTCAAACTCTAAAAACTTTTCAAGCTCTGCTTCTACACGTTCTTTGCCAAATAGTTTGTATAGTAATTCGCTATACTCTCCATCTACAATACTATGGAATGTATCACGCATCATATCAACATCGCATGAGCGTTCTGCTGATCCAATAGTTTCCATACCGCCTAGTATAACATCCATTTTCTTTGCTGTATTGCCATCATCGTTTCTAGCCATGTTCCAGAAAGGTGATGTTAGCTCTGGAAAGTTTGTAATCAAACAACTACCAAAGTTCATCTCCATTGCTAGTTCGTGACTTGCATCCATTTCAGTGTCTGCACTTATACCCCAATGCTGTTGCCATTCTCTATATGTTTTTTCTGTTAGTGCATCAAAGCCCAAGTACTCACATAGTTCATACTCCATTGCTTTAAGATCATCAACACTACCTGGCATTTCAAATTCAAACATTGGAAATATTATATCGTGTCTACCCGGAATAGCGTTTGGTTCTTGTCTATAGGAAGTGGAGACACAAAAAAACCCCTTACTATCGGGGCTACTTAATAATTCATGTTCTAGCCACATCTGGCCTGTTTGCGGCAATGGCCAAACTTGGCCTGCGTAATTATATGTTGCTACATTAAATGGATCTTCGCATGCGGCTAGTATACTAAGCCTATTCTGCGTATGGACTTCTAAAAATCCTTTGTCCAAAAAAAATGACCTTAAAAGGTCAACGGTGTTTGTAAACTTCTTCGGCGATATTAGTTGCGTCATTTTCTTTTCCTTTTAGTAAATTCAACCTAAAAAAAATTTGCTCAAAAAAAATTGAGCCTATTTCTTCATCTGTTTATTTATCTTCTTCGTACAGGCTTAGCGTTTTTCTTTTCCTCAGCGGCTCGCTGTGCGTCTTTTATTTTATCTTTTTCAATTTGATCTTTAAGTACAGTGCCTGCCCACAATCCTACTCCATAGACAAGGATTACAAGAACTGATACAAAAATTAAAAGTGAAATAGGTGTCCATTGTTCTATCATTTTTTAGGAGCACAATCTGTTGTAAAATCTTGTAGACCATGTACGTAATTGTATAAAGTAAACCAGTCACGTTCACGCATTTTGTTGTAGTCATCACAAGGAAATAATAAACTTAAATTAAACACAATACCAATCTGATTATGTGTTACTAATTTTGCAAGAGTCATTGCTTTTCCGTGGGTACATCTTCCTAAATGAAATCCACACAAGTAATATTTGTCATAGTGGGTTGGTATATCTTGTATGAAAGGGAATATTTTATCTTGTGTTGTATCCATCTCCTCCATTATTTCACGTCCATCTGCAACATGAATAATATCAAAACGGGATCTTATTAATTTAAGTGTTTGATTTAGATAAACGCCAAACGCTTTTGTTTCATCTGCAAGATGAGGGAAGTCTTGAGCATCATGAGGTAAAGGTTCCTTCCATGCATCACATACTACTAAACATTCTGTTGCCACAATAATACTCCTACATTAATATTTACCTTAAATACACTGATGATAGACAAGGATCCATTTGAACAGGTTCTACGGGACCTAAAACAGCAAGGTAGGTACAGAGTGTTTAACGATATACTTCGTGAACGCGGTGACTTTCCTAAATCAATTTGGTACGGGCCTTATGCAATAAAAAATATTGTAAACTGGTGTAGTAATGATTACCTCGGTATGGGTCAGAATAAAGTCGTCATTGATGCAATGCATACTGCCTTAGATCAAACAGGAAGTGGATCAGGTGGTACGCGAAACATTGGCGGTACTTCGCACTACCATGTAGCACTAGAGCATGAGCTTGCAAAATTGCATGGTACTTCAAGTGCTTTATTGTATACAAGTGCATATGTTGCCAATGAGTGGACACTGGTTGCTCTAAGCAAAATCATTCCCAACATTATGTTTTTAAGTGACGACATGAACCATGCCAGCCTGATAGAAGGTATAAGACATAGTGGTGCTCCTAAGGCAAGATGGAAGCACAATGATCTGAGCGACTTAGAAGAAAAATTGCAAGATTGCGTAGCTAACGATATGATACCATGTATTGTATTTGAATCTGTGTATAGCATGGATGGTGACGTAAGTCCAATTAAAGGTGTTTGCGAGCTAGCCGAAAAGTATAGGGCCATAACATATCTAGACGAAGTACATGCTGTAGGCTTGTACGGGGAATCAGGGGCCGGTAAGCTAGAAGAAGTCGGACAAGAAGGTGTAGTTGATATAGTCAACGGAACTTTAGGCAAAGCGTTTGGAGTACAAGGCGGTTACATAGCTGGTGAAGGGATTGTCATAGACGCAATCAGATCAGTAGCTAGTGGATTTATATTCACTACCAGCATGAGTCCTGTGATTTGTGCTGGTGCCTTAGCCGCAATTAAATATTTAAAGGATCATAATGAGTTGCGTGTTCAACATCAAGAACGTGCATCTAAGTTAAAGTCTATGTTAGCAGAAGTTGACATAGAAGTGCTAGATGTTGCAAGCACACACATAGTTCCTGTAATGATAAGAGATGCAAAGCGTTGCAAAGAAATTAGTGACGAGTTGCTTAATGAATATGGGATTTATATACAACCCATTAACTACCCAACTGTTCCAGAAGGAACAGAAAGGTTAAGGATCGCACCAACTCCTTTGCACACTGACGCTATGATGAGCGATTTAGTAGACGCATTGGTTAAGGTTATAAAGTGATCGCAGAAAGGAACAACATGGACTTAATTAAAAAATATCTTTATCAAGGGTTTGGATTCTTTTGTGTAGGAATGGCCTACATCGGTTTCGTTACTCCAGGAATACCATTTAGTATTTTTCTAGTAATGGCTGCTTGGGCATTTGCTAAGAGTTCTCCACGGATGCATGCATGGTTATACAACCATCCATGGTTTGGAGAGTTCCTAACAAATTGGACCACAAAGAAAGTTTTTCCAACATGGGCAAAATATGCTATGATAATTGTAATGTCAAGTACATTAGCATTTACATGGTTTACTACAGGCAATATCAAGGCAGTTCTTTACTCAGGCATTTTTATGTTAGGCGTAGCAATATGGTCTTGGAGGTATCCGGGGTCGGTTAACGAGTACAATCGCAGAGTAGAATCAAAGGAGAGGATTGCGTGGCTAAGGTAGAATTTGATGATCCACAAATATGGACAGTTGAAGAATTATTAGAATCAGAAAGAAAAGGAATAGCAGAACTAATTGAAGATTTGGCTAAAGAAGAACATCCAGATGTTGCAGAAATACAGAAATTAGTAACAGTTGCAGGATATATAGAGGACCGTCTTTCAGGAAAATACACTTGACATGTGCTAAATACTATGCTATATTAATAGCGTACACACAGACACATAGGAGAATATAATGACTGTAGACACTAAGTACGGTGCTGACATTTTAAAGCAGACCCAAGCAATGGCAGAAATGGTAAAAGACATGATGCCAAAAATCAACACAAACAAAAATGGATATGAAATCCGATCTAAGATCTTACAAATTGCAAAAGATCAAGAACACTTTGAGTATAATGCAAAGTTTGCAGGCTGGCAACAGACTTCACACGTAGATTCGGAGACTAACGAAATAGTAACAACTGTAGAGATGCCACCTATTCCAGGTGTTGACTCTATTTTAGAAACTGCTAATAAGTTCTATGATTTCGTTAACGATAAAAAGTAACTAATATAAAGAGAATATAATATAAAGGGACATAGTCCTTACAACATATAGATAGTTAGCAACCCCCGGCACAGGAAACTATGTCGGGGGTTAATCGTTTTACGCTACTCTTCTTTAGTTGTTCGTTTTTGTAGTGCATTAAGTAATAAACCATATGCAGGTAGGAATACAATTAATCCTACTACAATTTTTGTTAGTGTATTATTAAACGCTACGTCTGCAACCCATGGTGCAGGATAAAACGCTGTGTAAAAGAATGCGTAAGTATCAATGATGTTAGCGGCAACAGTCGAAACTGCAGGGGCTATCCACCAAGCTGACATTCTTTCACGAATGTGTTGGAATACGTATACGTCAAGCATAGTACCAATTGCATAAGCAGTACCACTAGCTAAACCTACACGATATGCATGTTCATCACCTAGTGCTAATAATACAAGCACAGAAGCAACAATCGCAGGAATAATTGCCATTGCAACAACAGCTCGTCCTGCTTCTTTGCCAACTAGTCTAACTGTAAGGTCAGTAGCTACTACAACAATAGGAAAAGTAAACGCCGCTGCTGCTAACGGAAACTCTCCAAACAATGGTAGGTCTGCTCCTGGAAATACATTAAATCTAATTGTAACAAGGTAGTTGCTGAGTGCAATTACCGCGGTGTGTAATATGACTAGGTTACGTACCAACGTCATATTAACGTCTTTGAATATATTACTAAACATGAAATTCCTTTCTATATATTGTCGACTGGGTATTTAAGTCTAGGTGTGTAACATTAAAGTAGTACTGAATGATGATAATCAACCAGATTAAATACACTACTGACGAAAGCTTATGTCAGTTAACAAAGGAGGTATCCATTATGGAAATCTTAAATAAAATAAGAGGATGGGCAGGTGCTATCACAGAAGTAGGTATTTCACTTATTTCTTTAGCAGTTGTACTGGAAGTTCTCTTCAACGGCCAAAACATTCCGTTCTGGCCAAACATCAACGTTGTTAGCAATATCACTGCAATGATCTCAGGATTGTCTGCACAAGGTCTTGTTGGCTTAGTTGCTGTCTGGGTGTTATATCATATCTACAATCGCAAAGCGTAAAATTTTATAACACTTTTTGAGTGGCAGAGCCTTCTTGGCGGAGAGTTCTGTCACTCTTTTTTATTTGTTTATTTGGTCAGCCATTCCGTGATTAACATCTGCATGCCCTTGCTCGTCAGCTCTTACTTTTTTAATTACATCACTTAACTTTGCAGTTTTTTTCAATCCGTAATAATCTATTGCAATTTGCGGAGCAGGAATATTTTCAACCTTGCTACTTTTTATTTCATCTAGATATTGTGTGTATGAAATAACAGCTTGATCTTCAAAGTATCCTATCATCCTGTGTGCAGTGCCTGGAAAGAAAATGTATAAAACTAGATAGAAGTGCCAAAAAACAAGCTGAGCAAATGCAATTAATAATCTTTCAAAGATATTTGGTTTTGCAATTTCAATGAAGATCATTAAATGCATTCGTTCGTTTTCAGCTTCGTCTAGTAAAGTCTTAATCCAGCCTCGCTCATCAGGTTGCATCTTTCTTAGGCTACGTAAGTGATTCCACATGCCTGCTACCATACCTGGTACTCCGGCAACAGTTTCAAGTACTACTGCTCTGTGTCCATAACGCTTTGCAAAAAAAGTATCTGCAAACCATCTAAACATCATTGTAAGCCTAAACGCTATACTATCGGCGATGTCAACTCTTTTTATCATCTAGCCAATCTGATTCTTCGTCAGTGTACGGCCACATTAGTGTGTGCCTCTATAAATTTGGCCACCTGATGCAATGTGTTTAATATCGCAACGGCTGATGCCCATGTCGTTAAGTTCATAATCACTTAATTTAATAAGTTCATTGTAAACTTTACGATCAAACTTTGGTTTAAACTTTGATACAAAGTTATTTAAAATAGCAAACATTAGTCTTTCCTTCCTTTGAAATAATGCTTAGATGGTTCGTAAGGATTCGTTAGCTCCTTCCAAAAGCTTTTTAATACTTTCCACATGGCTAAGTTGTAAGTTGTGCTAGAGACAACCACATGCAACTAAAAATAATAATGCCAAGTCCGCCCATTAGGACTGCTTCACAAAATTCTCCAGTGCATCTGCTGTGTAGATCTTTAATTTTATTAATCATAGTCTTCGTTCCTGTGTGTGTTGATTACCTCTCATAGTAAAAAGCATACCCCTTCCGTATGAATCAGTAATCATTAATGTTGTTAATAACATCAAGCAGACCCCTGCTCGATAAAAGTTATAGTTGTCCTAAGAACGCTCCGAAATTATTCTAGCTTGTTCTTCGTACAACCTTTTAGCTGCTTGGTATTGTCCTTGACGAGCAAGTTCAGCTGCCGCTCTAGCATAGCTAGCACTTTCTGCTGCTCTCATCAACGCATTACCCATAGCTTTGAATGGAGTTAATAATACCATTATACCCATCCTCTCAAATTATTATTTGATTGTGGTGGTCTTTCACCACTAGTCCTGACCATATGATCATACGCGAAACGCCAATCGCTTCCGTACTCTGTTTTTGCCCATGTTAGGTAACTGTTGTGGTCACTGGATGTCTTAGATCCAAACAGTTGCCGTAGGACTTTAGTCACATTTCTCATTGTGAATCTCCTAGTTTAAAAATGTTGGATGCTTAAGGAAAGCAATACCCCGAGTCTTTTCTCGGCGTCAATGTCGCTTTGGACATCGTCAATTGCTGTTTTAGGAGTGCTTTCAACTCCCATAGTCTATCCTATGTGTCTGTGTGTGGTTACATTTACTGTAACGCTTTTATTTATCATCGAGAAGCTATAAAACGTACAGTTTAGAGCGGATAAACCACGATTTTACCATTTTTTTTGCAAATACCTACTATGCACGATATGCATACCGTGTCAATACTCTATTGATATTGTTAATAATAGGAGTTATTATAAATAATCAGTCGGGCAACGTCGAGCCTGGTCTTAATATGTGAGCGATGGGGTAAAGCCATCAAGCAGAGGAGATAACAAATGGACGCACTCACCTTATGGAGCCTGGTCGGGTTCCTATTTGCTGCTTATGCAGTTATTGCAAACGATTCAGTACAGACTCTCGGTACATGGATGGCATCAAACAATGAGAGATTCAACTACAAAATATTATGGGCATCAGCAAGTACAGTATTACTTGCCACGCTTTGGTATGGTTGGGCAACTAATGGCGGCGATATAAGTTATGGCCGTCTTAATAAAATACCGTGGCAAGAAATACAATGGTATCATGCAGCGGCACCAGGTATACTTGTATTACTTACTAGACTTGGTGTACCTGTATCAACTAGCTTCTTAGTACTAAGTGCATTCGCAAGTACATTTGTACTAGAGAAAATGCTTATGAAAAGTATAATGGGATATGGTATTGCGGCACTATTCGCATACGGTGTTTGGTACCTAGTAAGCAGGAAGCTTGATGAAACAGTTCCTGTTAGAGAAGAACACAAGTCTTGGTGGCGTGTTGCACAATGGGTAGCAACAGGCGGACTATGGTGGACTTGGTTATCACATGATATGGCTAACATTGCAGTATTTCTACCACGACAAGTTCCTGTAGATTTAATGGTGCTTGTTAGTTTTGTATTTGTTGCAGGTTTATTCTGGATGTTTAAAGAACGTGGCGGCAAGATACAATCAATTGTATTAGAAAAACATAACACAAGATATGTGCGAAGTGCTACACTAATTGATTTGTTCTATTGGTTATGCTTGTACTTTTTCAAAGAGCTAAATGATATACCTATGTCAACTACTTGGGTATTCGTTGGTATGCTTGCAGGTAGAGAACTTGCTATTGCACAATTCACTGGCAAGACAAAGTTCAAAAGTGTATTTCCTTTGGTGGCAAGAGACTTCCAAAAGATGATGATTGGACTAGGAGCATCGGTTGCTATTGTATTAACAATCCATTATATATTAATACCAAATGGATTTTAAATTTAACTTGACAATGTTAGTATTAGATAGTATACTATAAGAAACATTTGCGGAAGTATCAATGAGAATAACTATTGCAGGGTATGGCCATGTTGGTAGAGCTGTCGAAGCCTATCTAAAAGAGTGTGGTGTAACTACCAAAATAGTTGATCCTGAGTATTATAGAATACTAGGAAAAGATCTTACATGCGGATTAAAAATCAGTGACACAAACGCTGAAGGAGTAATAATCTGCGTAAGTACTCCGCAAGCAGAAACTGGTGAATGTGATATGTCAAATGTCTTTGATGTACTCACAGATACAGATCCAAAAACTCCGGTACTAATCAAAAGCACAATCAGTCTTGAAGGTTGGGAACAAATAGAAAGTTTGTTCCCAACACATACAATTACATTCTCCCCTGAGTTTATAAGAGCAGAACATGCAGTAGAAGATATGCTTGCTACTGAAACTTTTTATATGGGAGGTGGACACTATTACTTTTGGGAAAGAATATTAGAAAGAGTAATGATCAGACCCAACAAAGTAGTAAAGATTAAACACGCACATCCAAGAGATTTGATATTAGCTAAATATTTTCGTAACAGCTTTTTAGCTACAAAAGTTGCTTTCTTTAATCAAGTTTATGATTTATGCAAAGCCGCTGAAGTTGATCACGAAGCAGTCATACCCTTAATAACAGACGACAACCGAATAGGAGATAGCCACAGCAGAGTAACATCAGAACGGGGTTTCGGAGGTCACTGTTTTCCCAAAGACACCCAAGCAATTCTAAAAACAGCACAGGACTTTGATATAGACTTGTCGTTGATACGAGAAGCTATTCAATATAATAATAACGTAAGGAAGGGTGACACTTGAAGATGAAGATAATAACTGGCAATGCGAATCCGGAGTTAGCTGATAGAATCGCACAACACTGTTTTGCCACATTAGTTCCTGCTAAAGTAAGTAACTTTGCGGACGGAGAAACCAGTGTAGAGTTTTTAGAAAATATAAGGGGAGAAGATGTTTTTATTTGTAACTCAACATCAACTCCTGTAAACGATAGTTTAATGGAATTGCTTATAATGATTGATGCTGCCAAGCGTAGTAGTGCTAGTCGTATTACAGCAGTTATTCCTTACTTTGGTTATGCTCGTCAAGATCGTAAGAGTGCAAGTCGTACACCTATTACTGCTAAGTTGGTTGCTAATTTAATTACAACAGCTGGTGCAGATAGAATACTTACAATGGATTTACATGCAGGACAAATACAGGGGTTCTTTGATATTCCAGTGGACGATTTAACAAGCCGTATCGTATTTGCAGATGATATTAGATCACATGTTAATGTTAATCAAGGCACTGTCTTTGTTTCGCCTGATGCAGGCGGTGCAGTTCGTGCTAGAAAGTTTGCTGATATGTTTCATGGAGATATTGCTGTCGTTGATAAGCGTAGACCACAAGCAGGTGTTAGTGAAGTAATGGCACTAATTGGTGATGTGAAAGACAAGCATGCTATTCTAGTAGATGACATTGTAGACAGCGGAGGAACACTATGTGGTGCGGCACAAGCTATTATGGATGCAGGAGCATTAAGTGTTAGAGCTTATATTACACACGGAGTGCTAAGTGGAGAAGCAGTTAAACGTGTAGAAAAGAGTGTACTTGATGAACTAGTAGTTACTGACAGTATCAACACTAGGGACTTTAGTAAACTTAAGAAATTGCGTGAAGTAAGTGTTGGAACACTATTCGGTGAAGCTATTCGTAGAGTTACTAACGAAGAAAGCGTAAGTTCACTGTTTGACTAAACTTGCGGTGTTTCCATACCTTCAGCGGCTTTTTTAATGTGCATTACATAAGCATCAATAGAGTGATCTGAGAAACTATCAACTTTCATTACTTTGATACCTCTCCAAATACCTCTAAACCTGTCTTTAGTTCTTTGCCATCCTGTGAGTGTACGAACATTGCCCCAAGTGTTTAGATAGTGTTCCATGCCATGGTGTCTATATCCCATTATGTTTAATGGAACTCTTGTGACTATATCGTTATTGTTTACCCATCTAATATGTCTGACGCCTAAAGATGTACAATACTTGGTCCATCCTACTCTTGGACTACCGTAAGTGTAAAGCTCATACGGATTTGGAATACCTTCATGATGATAACATCTGCTAGCCATAATAGTTGCCATAGCTGCACCTAACGAATGTCCACAGAACCAAACAGTTTTCTTTGCATTTGCTTTACGTTGTATATCTTCTAGTATCATAGGCCATAAGTCGTCTACTTCGTCCTTAAAACCTCTATGCACTCTGGACACAGTTTCAGCAACGACAGGCATTGCCTTTAAGTCTGCTTGTATATCACTATACTGTGTAGGCTGTGTTCCCCTACAAGCTATAACCATATCTGTTTTATTTTGGAATCTATATGCTTGAGCACCGTCCCGGTCATAAAATTCTGTTGTTGTAAAACCTAATTTTTTCGCTTGCTTTTTTGCACTATTGATGTTATAATAAGCATACTTTGATAACTTCGCGAAAAGTAATGATCGATTATATGTATCGAGATCTAAAATACCCGGCATCTTTCCTCCTTATTGCTATAGTAGCGACTAGAAGTAGTCGTTACAGCAATATTTATACTCCAAACCTTATAAATACACATAAGGAAGTGTGAGAGAAACTATGAAGAAACGTACCAGATCAATTTTAGACGAATTAAACCAGGTACATGGCAATCGTGATAATGATTTGTTTATTGATACCACTGCGAATAATATCATTGAGAGTGCTATTAATCTGCTCAGTCGGGTACATAGTCATTATGATATAGACACAGCTTCTGAACTAGAGCGCCGTTTTATTAATAGTATTAAATCAGGCGATCCTCGTAAGTTTCGTAGGGCAATCCATAGAATACGAGAAGGAAAGCAGAATGACAATTCTTAACGAAGGTGGCAACATCTTCCAAGGTACAGCTGAGTTCGATCAAAAGCTGATACCGGACATGATGAAACAAATTAATAAAGTCATGAAAGTTACAGGTGCCAAAGCACTACCAATTGGTTCTGGTGCAACACCAACACCAGGTAAACTAAGTGGCGATTTAGATATGATTGTTGATGCTGGTACTATAATAAAGCACTTCAAAGTTGCAGATACAAAAAATGCAAAAATAGAATTAGAAAAGTTATTTCAGCAAGCTGGCTTTGAAACACGCAAGTCAGGACAAATTGTACATGTTAAAACCACAATAGGTGACACACCTCAACAAGTTGATATTATGGTAGTAGACAACGGTGCTACAGCCCAAAAGTTTCACGTACACGACTTACCTAAAGGATCGTTGTACAAAGGTGTACACAAGCAAATTATGATAGCTGACCTTGCTAAAGTAAAAACAACAGACGATCATCCTAATGGCATGAAATGGAGTGCGTATAAAGGACTAGTTGACAGGGAAACTAACGAACTTATATCAAGCGATCTTAATCAAGTAGCTAAGATTCTTTTAAATCCAAAAGCAAAAGCTGCGGACTTAGGAAGTGTTGAAAGTATTGTAAAAGCAAATCCAGAAGCACAAGCAATTGTAGACAAGTACGAAGCTGATCCAGAAAGTGCTTGGATGAAAAAGAAGATACCTGCACCAACTGAAACATTAGAAGACAAACAGCTTAGACGGATCAAAGAACTGCTACCAAAATGAGATATCAAGAGTTTAAAATACTGACCGAAGAATTTAAGGGTCGCGAATATAATCACGTAGAAGATCTTGTGACTGTTAACGGATCAGCTGGCGCAATGAAAGCAGCAGATATACTAGACGGCATGGGCAGTGACTCAGGTGATGTAGCTATTAAATGGGACGGCAACCCTACATTTTATTGGGGACGTGAACCAGACGGCACATTTGTATGTGTAGGTAAAAATGGCTGGGGGAGACAAAAGTCAACAACATCAGCTGACTTGTCTAAGTTTATTTTAAACACAGGTAAAGGCGAAGACTGGCGTAAAGACTTTGCTGGCGATATGGCTAGCGTATTTGAACTAATGAAGTCAGCAACACCTCCTAGCTTTAAAGGCTATGCTTATGGAGACTTACTTTATACTCCACGCAAGCCTTACACTGACGCAGACGATGCGGTTGTCTTTACTCCTAACAAAGTTACATACACCGTGACTAAGAAAAGCGAGCTTGGGCAACGCATAGCGGCCTCACAAGTTGGTGTCGTAGCACATACTACATATGAAACTTTTGGGAGTAAAGATAGCACACCTATTAAAGATGTAAGTATTTTTAATAATAGAGATGTTGTTGTGCTAGGACAAACATATGTAACACATCAACCCAAGGTTGATACAAAACAAACAGATGCTATACGTAAAAAAGCAAATGCAAGTGCAAAAGTAATTGATCAGTTTCTTGCACCACAAAAAGGTCTAAGTGATATGAAGAATATCATTTATACATATGTCAATCATATGACACGCACACAACAGCTAAAAAATATAGAATCAGGATTCTTTGAATGGCTAAGTACTAGTAAGGTAAGTGCAAACAAGCAAGCAAAAATTAAAGGTATGCATGATGCTTCACCAAAAGCATTAGCAAGTATATTTGGACTTATCAAAACAATAATGACTGTAAAGGACAATATCATAGATCAATTAGATTCCGCAGATGCAGACGTTAAGGCAACTACAGCAGGCGAAAAAGGCGGCGAAGGTTATGTCGCACAAAAATCAAAAGTAAAACTTGTACCTCGTACAAGATGGCAACCAAACTAAGGAGTTAGAAATGAAAGTACATGAAATTACAGAAGGTTACTACGATGCATCACCTTTTGCCCAAAAGATGGCAAGGTTTGGTCGTACACTTCAACAACTAGGACAAGGCACAGGAGAGCCGGGAAGCCTAGCTAAAATGTCAGACGAAGAACTAGGCATGATGAATAAAATGGGATCACTTGGGTCAGCACTAACTACTGTTGGTAACACCTTTGGAATCAAAGATCCATCAGAAGGCAGCGGCGATCCAAAGCAAAAGCTTGCTAAATTTTTTAAAGATTTAGAATCTGCTTGTGGTTGTGACAAGCCAACTATTATGAAACTGCTTAAAAAAGCAGAAGAAAATGCTAGTATGAAAACTGATGTTGGTGTTAAAGACCCTGAGCCACAAGATGAGCCAGATGACGAACCAGAAGATAAAGCACCAAGTGATGACGAAATTGATCGCGACGCAAAAGACTTTGCAAGAGGCTAATATTTAATGACTGATCGGTACACAGCAACTGAATGGGCAGCAATAGAAGGAGGCCATACTATGGATACTTCTAAAGAAGAAGCATTCTCATTCATTAAGGACTTGCACGAAGCACGTATGACAAAAGATAATGGAAGTTCAAAAAAGCTAACATTCTCAGATTGTTGTGAGAGATTGTACCTAACACTATTAATATTAGAAACTATGCGTAAGTATCCCGATTTTAAAAACATAGTGCAAAAATACGCTAAAAAGACTGTGGGCTTTGAAACTTATAGATATTATAGAATCATGGGTACAGATCTTTATAACTTTATATATTTTATAGTAGGAGGTGATTCTGCACAAAATAAGTTAAAAGATCCTAAGTCAGCTAAAGAAATGAAAAGAAACTCACGTATTCCTGTACTTGATATTAATAGATATATTCGAGCATTAGCTAACGGTAGTGAAGTTAATCCTAGTTCTTTGTTTATTAAACTCGAATCTGCTTTGAGAATTACTAACTCCGATTACAAAGCAGTTCGTAGAAGTATACTGAACTGGGATAAACAAACTAGATCAGATAAGCGTTTAGTTGCTACACGGTTAATATTTGCGACAAGGGCAAAGCTTAGAAGCTCAGACTTAATTGATGACTTTGAAAAGTGGGCTGCAATTAAAAACATGGAGAAAGCTAGTGTCACTGATCCAGAGCCTACAGTATCAAAACCAGACCTAGCTGGCTCACAACAAAATCTAGCATTGTATAGATATCTAGTTGGATCTAAGAATCTAGCACTAACTAAACGTTTCCTACAGCAAGCGAGCAATGGACAAGCGGCTAGTAGTGGTATGGTGCAAGCATATATGCCTGCAATAGAAATGCTTGATGATATAGTGCAAGCAGGACCTGCATACGTAAATAACCTACGTGCATTACATAAACGAGCCAAAAAGAGCTAAAACACCCCATATTTTCCCTAATAGATGATAAATAAAAGTATACAAAGAAGAAGAGGTCTTCTTTAGTCATTAGAGAATATAGGAGAATATAAAATGGCAGCAGTAACAAGAGTAAACGGATTAGGTCATGCACACGCAACGATCTATTCAACAGCAAACTTAGGTTTCGCAGTTGTAGCATGTGGTGCTTCAGTAGCAGCTAAAGGTGGAATTGGTTCCACTATTGAAGCTATTGCACAGCAACTACAGCCAATTGCAATCAACAGTGAAGGCACAGCTGGTTTGATTAACATCGTATATGATGCTTCACAAACTAACGCAGCTGGTCTACAAGTTGGCTTACAAGCACTAGGTACAGTTGATTCAATCGACCTATCATCCGCAACAGTAACTGAAGGCGGACAGTTTATCGTAAGTGCATAATTTACGTAACTAAAAATAAAATCTACCTTAGGATTTTGAGAGCTCACATTTATGTGGGCTCTTTTTTTATGTCTGTAAATACTGTATGGACAAGTTTAGACTTACTACACTAGTAGACATTACTGAAACAGGAGCAAGGCGTGGAGAAGATCCTCTTGCATACAGACAACAGCAAAACTTTCTCACAGTGCTACAGACGATAGGTTTGAGAACAAATATTGAATATACTAGTGGTCCAACATGTATTACAGCAGTTCCTAAGGAAAAAAGTTTAGGAAGTGACTACAAAGGACAACAAACTATATGGCAGTTTGAGTTTACATCTCCAGCACCAGATTCATTAACGCTAGACATGTTAAACAATGATTTTAATTTAATTCCTATAATTACTGAGTTAGCTGAAACAGTAAAATTTAAAAATTCAGTTTTTATCACACAAAAACCTAAAATAAGCAATACCAATTTTGAATTATTAGATAAATAATATTGTAGCACAAAAACTACCAGGCATCTAAAGACACAATTAAGGCCCAACTAAGAGTTTACTTAATCAAGCTTACTGAGCGTAAGCACTACGGAGTTTAAAGATGGCTGGTGCCACAGAATTAGAAAAAGAAAACCTTGAAGCACACGTTGATCTATGTCAACAACGCTACGAAGCTTTAGAGGGCAGACTAACCAAAATCGAATCAAAAGTAGACAGCATACATAAAGATGTTGTTGAAGGCCAAAAAAGTATGACTAAAGTCATTATTGGCGCTGCAGGCACAATTACAGCCGGCCTGCTATCTACCATCATAGTTCTAGTAATGAACCTATAAATTACGCTAAATAACTATATGTTATTACGCGAGCTATACATACCACCTAAAGACGCAGTTGAAATAGAAAATCCTAAAACAGGGTTCTCTTACAAAGTTGACAAGAAAAAAGCTGTGGCTTTAGTTAAAAAAGGTTGGAAGATAGTTCAAGTTCATCATGAGGAAGATGACTTAGACGAAGGTCCTACTTGGGCTAGATCTGGTAAGAAAGTTGTACGTAAGTATAGATGTTCAGCTGGTCCACGCAAAAATAGAATTGTGTCTAAGTTACAACAATGCTTTGCTGCACCAAATGTAAAAAAGCGTATTGCATTAAAAAGGGTTAAAGCTAGATTAGGTTCTAGAATTGCTAGGAAAGCAAAAAGGACAAAACGTATTAATCCTGCATCAATTAGAGTACAGCGTCTGAATAAAGCAACAAGTAGAAGGCGATAATATGTTTGTACGTGAGATAATAGAAGGTGCAACACCTATATTTGGTAAGACAGGTAACAAAGTCGTACGCAAGTATAGATGTACTAGTGGCTCACGTAAGGGACGTATTGTTGCTAAACCAGGAACATGTACAGCACCTAAAAATGTAAAAGCAATGACTACAATGAAAAAGACTAGGCGTAGCAAAGGTGCAACAGTTAGTATAAAATCTAATAGAACAAAACGTACTAGCCCAGCTAGTCAAAAGCTTAAAAGGTTAAATGTTGGTTCACGTAGAACACTTCGACCTAGAAAGAGAAGGGGAAGCAAACGATGAAGATAATGGAACTTGTAGGCACTCCTGCAGATCAGCAAGGTAGAGCTGACGCTCTACCCGGTGTTAGTAATATGGATCAAGCAAAACAGCAAATGGGTACAGAAGAAAATCCAGCAGTTGCAGCGAAGCAAAAGCAAGAACAAAAGAAAGTAATACAAGATCAAATTCGTGCTACCCGCGAACAGCTTAAACAACTACAGACACAACTAGCGGCAATAAAATGAAGTTAAACGAACTCATTAAAAGCTTCGAAGTATTCTTGACCAATGAAGAAGAAGAATTATTAGAAACTTTGGGCAATCAAACAAAGCCGCTGTCATCATTCACAGAACATGATCAAGTCATAATTAACAACTTAATACGTAAAAGTGTGGTAAGTAAAATAATGCTCGACAAACGCTCTGTAATGGTGACAAAAAATGATTTCTGACAATCTGATATATGACCTTGAAGATATTGTTGATAAAGGACTAGAAGATACTACAATACCAATTGCCAAAGGTAATAGTGTTCGTATTAAACAATATGTAGTAAGGAAGAGTAAAGTAGGCTATCTTGTTTATGACAGTTCTTGTAATAAACAGCTACATAAAACACAATTTAAGTCAATAGCTATTGCAATAGCTAAGAATCTTGCTGAAAATAAGAGTCATATGTTCGATAAGATAATAGATATAGAAAATAATTTAGCAAAACACTATAATGATGCAGTATTTTATAAGCATATGATAAGAAAAAGTAAATGTGACCAAGCAAGACAGACTAGAGAAACAAGATTAGAAATTTCTCTAGTAGAAGCACAAAAAGTACGAGACAGTTTAGACAGATTAATTTTGTCTAAAGTATAAATACATATATAAAAAAGTTCAAGGAACGTTGCAATGAATATTAGAGAATTTACAAGACCAGCCAGTGCTAAAAAGTTAAATGAAAGTTTAGCTAAAAAGTTTGGTTCTAAAATTGATATTGATCAGTTTACTACTGAGCAGTTACAAGATGCTAGAAACAAGCTTAGAACCTCATTAAGTCAAGTGGAAACAAATGAAGCATTTGATTCTGTACAAGACAAAACATATCAGAAGAGTAAGTTATTCCTTGACGTACTTAACACAGCAATCGAAGAACGCAACGACACGATTGTAGATGCTATTGACGAAGCAGTACAGCAAGTTAATGAAGGCGAAGAAGATAAAGCAGAACTAGTAATGGCAGCTAAAGATATGGTTGACAGACTAACTGGATGGATGGAAGATACAGCAGAAATGCAAACCGAATCTATGTTAGAGCTAGCAGATGCAATCCGTGATGAAATGGGTAGTGAAGCAAGTGAAGCATTTACTAGTCTTGTAAAGCCAGCACTTGAATCAATGTATGGTGTAATGGAAACAACACGTGGTACACTAACACAGGGTGTAGGACAGCTTACTGGTGAAGCTGAGCCTATGGATACTATGGGTGCAGATGATATGGACCCGGATGCAGATCCAGACATGGAACCAGTTGACGACGAAATGGACGATGCATTAGATACTGTTGGTACCGATGATGACGACTTTGGTGCATCTGATGCAGAAGCAGGTGGCGAAGACCTAGGCGGCAGAGAAAAGCGTGAGTCTGTAGAGCGTCCAAAAAAAAAGCTAAAATAGAAGAAAATGTAGACAGTACGTCTATATTCCAAATCCTAGATCATTTAAAACAATCTGATAGAACTGTAATTAGCATAAAGAAACTTGACAAGTTTATGCAGAATACAGGACGTAATCAGTTTTCATATGATGTATTCAAAGCTGCATATGACAGCGATCCCAAAATCCAAAAAATTGTTAAAAACTTTGACAAAGACAAAATAGAACTTAAAACTTCTGAAGTTGACGATGTTGAAGACTTGCCAGGAAATCCAGGACGTCCCGGAGATGAAGTTTCCAAAATGGCGAAAAATGCAACTGACGTTGGTAAAGATCTCTAAATAATACTTGACAAATTGATACTTTGATGCTATAATATAAGTTATACATGGGAAAAGTAATGGATAATAAAGAGCAATATGACAGAATTGTTACTAATATAAAACAAACCCTAGAAAATTACGTTGCACCAGCAGTAGCTGGACATGGCGGTGTAGTAAACTTTGTAGACTTTCAAGAAGGAACATTAACACTTGAAATGAGCGGAGCATGTTCTGGATGTGCAATGTCCGCAATGACCCTCCAACAAGGCATAGAAGGTATTATGATATCTATGGTTCCAGAAGTTAAAACTATTGTAGGAGTTGACGATCCGAATTCAAGTGTTGATCCATTTATGCGTCATAACTATGACTATAACCCAGATGATTACTGGGACGATGACGTAATAGCCAAAGATTAAAAAGAGAACTTATGAGCCTTATCACTGAGAAGTACAAGTACGAACGATTACAAAGAGTTGAAGTAGACGGAAAGCGTAGGTATGCAGCTCCAGGTCACCCTCCAGTAGCAAGTGTAACAACTATCCTTAGCGGCACCAAAGATATGTCGCACCTTATTGCATGGAAAAAGCGAGTAGGTGAAAAGAAAGCACAAGAGATTGTAACTGAAGCGTCTGGCGTAGGTACTAGAATGCACAAGTATCTAGAGGACTACATAGAGTTTGGCGAATGGCCGACAGCAGGTAGCAATCCATATGCACAGCAAGCACATATGATGGCAACAAAAGTGCGTGATAATGCAATGGTTGATGTAGATGAAATATGGGGCAGTGAAGTCCCTCTATATGTTCCTGGCATTTATGCTGGTACAACTGACTTAGTAGGTCAGTACAAAGGTAATCCTTGCATAATGGACTTTAAACAAACCAACAAGCCTAAAAAACTAGAATGGGTTGAAGATTATTTCTTACAACTTACAGCATATGCAATAGGTCATAATGAAGTGCATGGTACTGATATACGTCAAGGACATATTTTTATGTGTAGTCGTGCTGGTGAGTATCAGCAGTTTGACTTATGGCCGGATGAGTTTGATGACTGGTCTCAAGAATGGTGGAAACGGTGTGAGCAGTATTACGAGAAGCATGGATGATTAGATTATTAAGTATAATTCTTTGCTTACTTTCCACCCAAGTTTATGCAACTACTAATGAAACTTCTTTATGGGTAAAAAATATTGGACAAAATGCAGTATCAATTGATAAAGAAGCTCCATTGCAAGAAATTTTTGTTAACAATTTAGATATTAAAAGAATATCATTGTTTGTTTTAGGACCATACAGGAGAAGCTTAGATAGCAATAATTCTGAACAATACTTACAGTCTATAGAAAAATTTATTTCAGTAGTTTATGCAAAAAGACTTTTGTCATATCCTTCCGGTGAAATACAAATTATAAAAAATGAGGATAAAGGAAAGAGAGGAACTATAGTTTATTCCTTAGTACAATTTGAAGATAGGCCTAAACCTATATCAGTAGATTGGTGGGTAATAAAAAATAAATCTAA